ACAGAACCAGTATCTTTTTGACTTGTAGGAGCTGCAGATAGAATACTTAATCTATTAACTAGTCCTTCTGCAAACTTTTCATCTCCACCAAATCTATCTGGTTGATTAAATACTTGAGTAAATACATGAGTATTTGAATAATGTGTATCTAACATTATCTCAGAGTAGATATTACGAGGCCATGGATATTGTCCATACTTATCTAATGACTTTTCATCGATATCGACAAGTAAAATATTATCTATGAGTTGTGATTCTTTTTGTTGATGAAGAACATCAAAGTAAGACCATTTGATATTATCAACAAGGTAAGGTGACCATATTTTTAATCCTACCAACACTCCAAGTGTAAGTAGAACAGTTTTCCAATTATACATTATACATTTAATTCATCTTCTAGTTCTATTATATAGTCTTTCATATCAATCATCCATTCTTTGAGTCTAAGATATTGTTTGTTATGAAAATCTTTATATTTTTTATCAGTTGATAGGATTGACATCTTTTGATGATAATCCATAGTCTTGAGTACCAAAGAAATTGCATCTTGGTAAGGCATTCTTACTGTGGTTGAAAATTCTCTTTTTGACACTCAAAATAACTCCTAGTTTCCTTGGGTCACAGTTATGGAACAACCACCAGTAGTATAACAAGACTGATTTAAAATATAACTTTGATTCGTACCACCTTGTTGTGTTAGATTCAATGTTACTGGTTGATTACCATAAATTCTAATTTGTGAGTTATGATTTGCATCACCAGTTTGAGATACATTAGTATCTGAACCATGAGTACTTCCATAAAAGTATGTTTGATTGTAATGACTTCCTTGTCCATCTTGCCAGACATCGTGGTCAACATTACTTACATGAATGTCTAGATTATGTGTATGAGTTCCATTTTGATAAATGTCCACATCATTATTATTACCCCAGATATGTCTACCATAAGTTGCACCATTTAATTGCATGACTGATTCATTATTATTTACACCATCAACATCACCACCCCATGACTTACCAGAACCCCAATAAGATACCCAACCAATGTAGTTGTCATTTCCACTTTGTGATAAATTAAATACATTACCAGAATGGTCAAATGAAAATTCTATTGTATTTCCATATCCCATTTGGTCAATGTTAAGTTCTAAATCGTCTCCACTACCAACCTGTTCTACATGAACATGGTTGTCATCTGTAGGGCCTGCATTTACAGACATACTAATACTAATTAGACTGATTAATAATAATCCTCGAATCATCTCCATCCCCTATGAGTATAATACCTTCGTATCCTTCTACTATTGTTTCTAAGTATACATTTGAACCACTGTCAAATGCAATTTCTATAACTCCATTTACATCTCTAAAGAAAATTAATTTTTCATCTTCTATAAAGACATTGTATTGTGAGTCTTGGTTTAGTCCTTGTACTGCACCATCAACTCTAAAACTTCCGATACTACCACTTGCACCATCGGCTGATGAACCTCTTACTTTTTTATCTAATGCTTCTACAACATCAAGAACATCTCTAAGTAAGTCAACATTCAATGCATCTATATCTAATGCAGAATATTCTAAATCTTCTTCGGTTTCTTTAAGTTCATCTGTTTCTAAATCATTAAACTCTAAAAAATCTACTTCTAAAATTCCTTGGTCTTTATCTAAATCGTCCTGTGCTTGTTCTTGCACTGCAATTTTAACTTCCTGTGGTGGATTAACGATAAACATATTGTTAATCATTGAAGGTGTAATATTCTGTATCGTTACTGCAACTGTTGGTGGTGTCTCAAAAGACGATACCATTGTTGCTTGATAAGGTTCATTTAGTATTTGTTCACCACCTTCATTTATTACCACTATCTCTCCAGATGCTTGTCCATCGTCATCTGGAAGCAAAACTACAAGTGACCTACCAAGTTCATCAATTGTAGTTGTAAAATCTGTTCCATTTATAGCTATCTGTGCAGTTGGTGTTGTAATATCAATATTTGCTTTTTTAATTTTCTGTCCATTACCACTTGCAAATCTAGCTGTACCCTGTACCATTCTAATTGACATTTTTGACAATGATGGATTAGGGTCATAATATACTTCATCAATATACACTTGAGTATGTTCTGTCAATGCAAGTTCTTCTTTATCTAAGAACTCAATTAACATACGACCATTACCTGTTCGTGCTTCATCATATAAAACGATGTCTGAACCGACATCAATAGGTAAAGTTTCATTGTTTCTAACAATTCCACCTATACCTGTAGATTCGACTATATCACCTATGGAGTCAGCATAAACTGACCCCATAAAAGTGAACATACTAACTGTCGTTAGAAGAATCTTTTTGATTAATTGTGACTGTTGCATTATCAGAATTCACATCTAAAACAATTGTCGAATTAGGTGTTGTACATCCATTACCAGCACCAGAAACACATGTTCCAGATACTTGGTTAATATCAATATCCCCACCATCACCTGTCCAATCGACAGTTTGTGTGTGAGCACCATCTTTCATTAATACATTTAGATTATTACTGTCACCAGTAATTTCCCAATTAAATGTGTCATCATCGGATTCAAAATCCAAATCAAATACATTTGAATTACCTAGGATAGTCATATCTAAGTCTAGTCTTTCAGCACTAAACTGATATCCTTGGTCTAAATCCCATGTGTTTGAATCACCTGTGACTGTGATGTCAAATGTTGAATCATCACTAGACCCAGTATAACCAATGTTCCAATCTAAAACATTTGAATCCCCTGTGAAAGACAAGTTGTAATCACTTGTATCTGCAATCAAAGGCCCAAAGATTTTATTTTGGTTTCCGATTTGGTCAATGTCAATATTAAGCGTAGTACCTGTAATAACCATCTTGTCATCGTAAGCATCAGTTTGAGAAATCTTGTTTCCAAATCCTACTTGGTCGATTAACAAAGTTAGTGTATCACCTTCTTGGTCTATCCTAATTTCGTTATCATCAGTCGCTTGTGCAAAAAGAATATTAGTCGACAAAAATCCTACAAAGATTAAACTTATAAGTTTTTTATTCATTTTCGTTAAGCTCCTCGAAAGGTTCTGCATCACTATCAATAATCTCGTTTAGTTCATCGTACCACTCATGTAGTTCGTTTTCACCATCCGATTGATGTGGATGTCTATGTCCTTTCTCTATTACCCAAAAGCCCCTATCGTGACCTTGGTAAATTAATTCCAACACTCCTGCTTCGATAGCACTTCGTGTTGCGTATGTCACCGACTCATTATTACCCACTCCATCCTCTATCTCGACTAATTGAGTTCCTTCTTCGATGAATCTAAACACATCGCCTCCAGAACCATAACTTAAAATAGTCTTACGACTTTGGACATTCAATAATACTTCACCTGTTAGAACTGAGACAGCTCTAATAGAAACTGTAATAGCATCTTGTCGATACTGTTTACTAAACCCAATGCCAAGTGTTCTTGCCCCACGGCCACCTGTTTTAAGATTAGTATCATAACCAATAATGCCTCCTTCTATTATCATTCCTGCGAATAGAAGAGGTGCAATTCCATTGGACTCTTCACCATTAGCTTCTGCCCATTCTTGTCTTGCAGACCTAATGATTTGTCTTTCTCTTACTAAATGGTCTAAACCATTTCTTTCTACAACTCTAAACCATGTACCCCCACCAGCAGTTTTTAATGCATCTATTAACATTGCACTAGAACCTTGAGTCACAGCAGTAGAGAATGATGCATATGCATCTAATTGTTTTCTTTGACCTGTTAAATCAGAAAATGAATATACTGCAACAATAGGTTTTTCTTTTGCTGGTGGTAATTCTAGTAACTCTAAGTATGCTGGTAATTTTACTGCTGTAGGATACTCTACACAAATATATTTCCTAGACAACTGTTTTTTTACAGCTGTATATAAATCTTTAGATAACCCTTCGTCCCATCTACTACAGTCCTGTGGATTTTCACTCCATTGTGGGAATGATGCACAACCTGTAAGAATCGAAAGGGATAAAATTAAAAACCATTTCATTAGCCATCCCCATCAGAACTACCACTACCATCGTCACCAAAATATCCAGTTCCGATTGGTATCTCAATAACTGTTGTAGAACCTTCTTGGTCTACAATGGTCATTCTAATAAACTCTGTACCATCTTCATTAGTAAGTACTTCGTATGTGACTGTTGAACCTTCTAAGACAAATGACCCAAATCTAACTGGGTTATCATTAGAGAACATAGATTCTACTAATTGTTTTGCCATCTGAGCATAAATTCTGCTCTCAAGGTTTCTAATAAATTTTGCAAGCGTTGTGTTGTCTGCTTCTCTCTCTGCAGCTTTTCTTGCAGCTTCTAAAGCATCTTCTATTGCTTTCTTTCTGCTATGTTCTTGATTCTCAATGGTAAGATAATGTGCGCCTGTTCCTATACCACTAAAGCTTGGGTTTTTAAACTTATGTTTAATTTCGTCTGCATTTACATTTGGTGTTAATGCAATTATAGATACTAAAAAGAAGGTAACTAAAATACCTACTTCAAAGTTATCTCTTGTAAAAATCTTTTTTCTCTCTTTCATTCTGTTCTTCCAGTGCCAATATATTATTTTGGTCGTCTATAATCTTTTGTCTTTCACGATATTCTAAAACGACATTTACTTTTTCTTGGAGTCTAATTAAATCTTGGTCTAACATACGCACTTGGTCTATAACCCTAATAAGTTGCATATGCATTTCTTCTATCTTTGGGTCTATCTCTTTTGAGATAAAGTTCCATATGTAATAGATAAAATATGCTAAACCTATAACAGCTGTGATTGCAAATCCAAACTCTGCAAGTACTTGGACGATAGTAAATTCTGGTGCTTGGACTTCCATTAGTCTCTCCTAGAATCTATCTTTCCATCTTCGACATAGTTTTCTGCTCTTGCAACCCTTTCAATATCTGGTTTTAATTCTAAAGCACTTGATACTAACATATCAATTTTAATCAATTCATTGTTCATGGTTCTTGCTCTGTTCTCTAATGCCTTAGTAAAGTTCATCAAAGTGTCAACATTATCGACAACACCTTGTAAAAGTTGTTTCATTACTAGAAATATAAAGAACCCAGAAGCTAATGCACCACCGATAGGTAAACCGACTTCACCTATCAACACTAATATATCTTCCATTTCATTCTCCAGTTATACAACTATTTATAACTAGAGAGGTCTTAAACTGGGTTAAAAGTCATTGAAACACCACATCCACATGATGCAGTGACATTTGGATTGTTAAATGTAAATTCCTCTCCTAATCCAGTTCTCACAAAATCTAAAACTAAATTTTCTAGGAAAGGTCTAGAGTTATTATCAATATGAATAGAGAATTTACCATAATCTATTACTTGGTCAGAGGGTTCATTGGTGGTATTGAAATCGAATATGTATTCATACCCATTGCAACCACCACCAGTGACACCTAGTCTGATTTCAGAGAAACCCTTTTCCTCTGTTTTCTTAACCAATTGGATAATTGCAGAGTCAGTTAACTCAATATTAACTGTCGGCTTTGAATATGCGATAGGCTCCATAGACCAGTCCTGCCCAAGCAAGATACTTGACTATTGGTGCAAGTAAGATTGCTCCTAATGATATTCCAACTATGACAGCACCATCTAAAGATGATAACTCTCCTAGTCTCTCTTTCATGTATTCTTTAATGAAATTAATATCCATTTATAATACTCCCTATTTGAACTCAGATATATTACCAGAAGTATCTCTTGTAACTATATTAAGTTTCCCACTCTTTTGTCGTCTAATCAACTCATTCTTTACTTTTTGTCTGAGTTTTGGTTTAGTGTTGTCATTATTATAACATTCTAATAACTCTTTCAATGATTGAGTTTTCATATAGTAATGTGTAGTGGTAACTTTTTTGCTACCTCTTTGCATTACTGATTGAGTTGGTTTATACTTTACTGGCATAGTGTAGGTATTTATAAGAATTGAAATGTGTCCCAATTGTGACAAATTTGTGCCAATTGCGTGTCTAAATATAAGTATGATTGATATATTTTCTATACTTATATTATTGTCTTTACCATTTGGAATCGTTGGTTGGTATATTTTATTTACTGACCCTACCGATAATAGGTCAATATGGATGAAATTCCATTCTTTGATGAAATCTGGAAGACTTAATAAAGTCGTCAAAAAAATTATTACTTAGAACTCTGTTTCTTTCTACTTTGATTTCTATCCAAGTATAAATCGTCTAGGTCTTCTTCTAGTGCTTTAATACGCTCTTCTAAAAGTGGATGTTTCTCAAACCACTTTTTTTCTTGTTTGATTAAATCAAGACCTATTTTTTCTTCTAGATACCTATCAAGTTTTAATACCTTGGGATGGTTTTTAACATATGGTATCTTTAAAAGGACTCTGAATACTGTCATTAACATTTGAAACATTACTTGTTAACTACTCCTATGTTGTACTTTGGAACTAAATCCCATTCATTTTTCTCCCTGTGTGGAAGAACTTTAATCTGACTCATCGGTGCAATTGGGTCTTGATGATTGTTAGATATAACTTTGAGTAATCCCCATTCTTCTAGAAGTTTTGCAATAGCATTTCTTCTACCGATATCAGATTCGACAAAAGAACTATCTTTACCATCAAGTAAAAACAATTCTTTAAAGTGGACAAGGTAGTATTTACCTCGTTTGTGTAATATGTGGCAAGATTGGTAAAGTATTTTTTCTTTACGAGATGCAACTCCTATTCGAGTTAGTGTTTCCTTTACTTTTAGAAAATCATCCTGTTGTTTCAACTCTACCTCTACCATATTGGAGAGGTCATAGCTCATTACTTTCTCCCACCTGTTTTCATTCTCTCTTTCATAATTCCTATTTCCTTTGCAGTAAGAATCTTATAGTATTCTTCTGCTTTACTCATAGAACATTCATAATAAGTTTGGATGACTTTCATATCTTCCAACACTCTAGGTTTGTTCCATTTTGCAAACCTTTTTCTTTTTCTTAAAGTATTTAGGAAATAATGGAATTGTAGAGACGAATCTAGGTGCTTTCTAGAGTTCATTTCATTAACATACATGATGCAATCTTGATGATAAGATAGAGACTTATTAGTCAAGAATGGTGAATATGACTTTTCTGCAATATCATCTACCATGATATCTTTCTTGGAAAAGGTTATTGCAGTTACAAAATCAAAGGGATTCATATATTCTATACTCTAAATTTCTTCTATCTTCGTTTGAATTATTTTTTATTACTTCTATTTTACCCATAAGATTCATATTCGTCAAGATATTATTTATCTGACTTCTCCTACCTTTAAGCCAAACTTCGGACTGGGTATCTCCTCGGTCTTTGTGTCTTTGTTCTTCTATTTCAGAATCACATGTGAGAACATACACATTTGCATCGTAGTTATCAACTAACCATTCAATGTCTTGTCCTCTAAAATATCTATCTCCTTCAATTAAAATGTGTTTATATTTGGGTTGAACCATAGTTATAAACTCTCTAAACTTTGGTATAGAACCATGAGATAGTTTATCAGTGCCACCAAAAGTTTCTCCCTCTGGATACTGTCCAAGAACTAATATGTCATTATGTTCTTGACACTTGAACAATGGCATAGGTTCTATTAGTTTTGGTTTAGGTAAATGAGAAAGCAACCCTCTCATGAGGGTTGACTTTCCACTACATGGTATTCCACCAATTAAAGTTATCATATTATAATATCTTTTTCTCTTTGATTACCATTTTCATCAATTGATTTGTCTTGAGGAAGAAATCCACCCCAAACAAATATTTCATCAAACTTCCATGTTAACAACTGATTCAGTTGTGAAGTTTCTAATGTATCTGCAAATCTTATTTCACACTGTTTGATGAAGTAATCAAAATGCTCTTTACAAGCTTTTCTATCTGACATAAGAGTTTCAGAAGTTGGATTTTGAACATAACCAAATAAGTATACTGGTCTATTGTATTTTGTATAATACTTTAATCCATCCCATAGAATCCTATGAAGACTATTTGTAGCTTCAAATGCATATCCTATATCCATAGTTGGATTATCATCTGATTGTAATCCTTTATCACCAGCCCATGGTCTACCTAGACTATGTAATAACTTATTTGCACTTGTTCCATCTAATGAAACTAAAGATTTAGTTTTTCCTCTTTGTAATCTGAACTTATAAAGAAGCT